AAAATCATTACGCATTTATCCTACCTCACAAGAATTAGTAGAAAAAAGAACAAAGTCCTACATCAATGTTTACAATATACAGATGGATTATGTATTGAAAACATACAGAGATGATGAGAAGGCATTAGACCAGATGTACAAAGATGTCACCAGAATAGAAACCATATTGTTTAACAACTCTAATGGTGGAGATATACCATATTTCTATGCAGGTATGCCTGAAGTAGAGCATAATGTAGACGCAGGAATAGATAATGTCTATGTGTCACGCATAACCGTTCCAGTGCTATATGAAGAGGTACACGAACGATTTGTAAGATTTATTACATCTAATGATAAATTCTTTGTAACTTCAGATGGACTTTTTTATATTGTAAGGAGTTAATTATGGCTAAAAAATATAAATTAAAAGATGGCTTAATGCCACGCAAACCAAGTTTCTTAAAATTAGGAAAAGAAAAATGGTATTTATTAAATAGTGGTAAATCAGTAGAATTAGACATTGTGCCAGAATTAGCAAAAGATTATATAGAAGAAGTAAAGTCAAAAGTAAAAAAAGAGGTAAAGAACGATGGCGAACAGTAAAGTAAGTTTTAGTCCAAAAGATTTTCAGTTAGCGATAGCTCCTGAAACAGCAGCAGGTACTGCAATTCAAGCAGCAGGTAACGGAACATTTAATTATATTAATATTGACTCTATTGAGTTTCCTTCATTGAATCCACAGCAGGTTTTAGATGTAAGACACGGAACTGGTAGAACATTAAAAGCAGTTGATATGTTTTTAACAAACAAATTAACTGTGAAAGAAATAAGTTTTTCAGGTATCGCAGACGATACTATTTTACCAATGCTTTTACAAAACATTACTCAAGAAACTTCTTCAACTTATGATATTGAGTTCGATTACGATCCAACAGAAATTAAAGTAGGTGATGTATATTCTGACAACACTGGTACTTTTACTGTGTTAATTGAATCACCACAAAGTGGCTATCAAATGCTATTTGGTGGTTGTGTCTTAACATCACTTTCTATTAGTGCAGATATTGGTGAAGAATCAGGAAGAGTAAAATTTTCAGGAACATTTAAATCAGGTATGGTTCCAGATTTATCACCAACAGATTTAGCACCTTCAAATGGTACAGCTCACTTCAACTCTAATTACTTTATGACAGATTATGGTGATGCAGGAGATACAGGAGCAGATACAACCATTGCAGGTATTGCAGATCCAATTTTAAAATCATTCAGTTTCACGCTTGAAAACGATGCTCAATTTATGGGCTTTGACGCAGCAGGAAGCTACCAAGTAATTGCAAGAGCTTTACCAGAAGTTTCTGCAACTCTTGAAGCAAGTGTAAAATACGATGACGAAACAGCAAGATTGGTTGAGGACTTTAACAATCAATCAACTGGTACAGTAGCAAACACTTTAGCAGCATTAACATCATCAACAAGAAATGTAGGGGTTTCAATGCCTACTTCTATTATTACAGATGTTAGTTTCTCTGAAGAGGAAGCAATGTTCTTATCAGTTAGCACAAAAGCTGTTGCAAGTACATCAGGTAATCTTGTTTCAATAACTGAAGAATAAAACAAATAAAGGATAATCGATGTCTAAAAAAATAACGCTTAAGAGTGGCAAAAAAGCTACCCTTATAGAAATGTCTGTAGACGCTTTTGACAAATGTATGGATTCTGTACGCTTTGAAGAAGTAGATGGACAATCAGTAATTAAAAATCAATTTGCATTAAGTACACTATGGATTAGAAATGGTGTGGAAGGTGCAGATGATAAATACATTAAATCTTTATCGGTAAACGATAGAGTAGAATTACAACTTGCTATTCAGGAATACAATAGCTTGGGGGAATAGATTCCCTCTCACTTGAATTAAATATATTGATAGATGATTGGTGTGAGGGTTGCAAATATTCTACCTTTCCATATAAAGCTAAGTTACCTCTTAAAAAGAATAACAGCGTTCACACCTTTACATCTATGGACGATGTATGGTATGTTATCAATCTCTTAAAAGAAGAATTAGAAGAACATAACAAAACATCAGAACGAAAGTTCGAGTTACACGAAAGTATTAAATCACACCTACCATTTTTTGCTTGTCCTAATCACTTTATTAGCCGAGAATATCAACGAGATATACAACGATATACCTATTGCAAGAAGATGAAAGTACCTCCTTATGAAGGATCGTACGGAAATCAACCAAAAAAATGGATTGATAAGTGCAATGTTGTAGAAAAAATGTTAAATTATATCCAATCACAACAATATAATAATATAAAAAATGGCTAAAAATTTAAAAATAGAATTAGAATTTACTACTGGTGGAAGTGCCAAAAAGCTCTTAGAAAAATTAGATTTGTTGGCAAGAGCTCAACGATCTCTTTCCAGAAACCAAAGACAATTCAATAACGCAAACCTCAAAGCAGTTAAAGCATTTAAGCAATTAACACAAGCTGAAGAAAAGCATCGTTTTGCTATGTTAAAAGTAAGTACGCAAGTTGCTAAGTTAAAAGAGCAACTAAGACAATTAAGAATGCGTAATAAGGCATTAGAAGTTCAATTAAAAAAGAATAAAAAAGCACAAGACAGATTTCGTATTTCTACTTCAGGTTTGCAAAGAAAAATTGGAGCATTAAGAAATAAAATCCTTCTTGTAACATTTGCATTTGGTGGTATGGCAGCAGGTATTAGAAGTGCAGTTCAAACTTCTATGCAGTTTGAAGCTGTTCAGGTAAGACTTAATTCTATGTTCGGTTCTGTTAGAGCAGGAGAGAGGGCATTCCAAAAATTTAATCAAGTAGCAGCAACGACACCATTTACATTAACAGATGTTGTTGAAGCAGGTGCAGCATTAAAAGCATTTGGTACAAATGCAGAAGAAATGATTAAACCTACTGCTGACTTAGCAGCATTTATGGGTGTAACTGCTACTGAAGCAGCACAAGCACTTGGTAGAGCTTTTGCAGGTGGTGCAGGTGCAGCAGACATACTTCGTGAAAGAGGTATTTTACAACTTATTCGTGATACAAAAGGTATTGATGATTTATCTAAAATGACTTTACCAGCTTTTAGAAAAGCATTACAAGAAACTTTGCTTGATCCAGAAGTTGGAATTGCAGGAGCAACAGACAAACTTTCTCAAACTATGGTTGGTGCAGTTTCTAATATGGCAGACGCATTTACAAGAATGAAAGCTGCTATTGGAGATTTTATAGTAATGAAAGGAATTGTTCAAGGACTTGCAGAAAGTTTTTCAGATGTAGCTGAATTTTTTAAACAAATAAATGAAACGCCACAAGAAACAACAATTAGAAAATTAAAAGAATTAAATCAAGAAACTGCTGATTTAGAATTAGCAAACGAAAAAATAAAATTACAACAGATAGAACAAGCAGGTAATGCTATTAAATTGGCAGAAGCAAATAAGCTAATAGTTCCAACTAAAGAAGATTTAATTGATATTAATAATAAAATAGCTGCACAAGAAACATCTTTAACAAAAGCACTCGCAGATGAAGAAGAGATTGTTAAGAACTTGGGAGAAGCTAAATATCAAGAAATATTAAGTGCAATAAAAAAGTCATTAAAAACTGATTTAGAACGCAGAGATGTCTTAGAAGATCAAAAAGAATTAGCAGAAAAATCAATAGAACACGCATTAAAATATGAAGCTGTCATAAGAAAAATAGCAGGACTTGAACAAGATATAGCAAAAACAAAAGCAGAGCAAGTAGATTTAGGATTTACATTTTCTTTCGATCCAGATGCTTTAATAAAAGCTTACTCTAACTTTAGAGAGTTAACTGAAGCAGAACAAAAAACAATGGACGAAGCAGAAATATTAAGATTGCAAACAAGAGAACAGTTATTTAATGACCATTTCAACAAAGTTCTTAATATGGCACAACAAAATATAAATGCTCAAAAACAAGCAGAACTTTCTGCGTTGAGAGATACCGATGCTTTTAGAAATGCAAGTGCAGAAAAAAGACAAGATATGGAAAAAGATGCTTTAAAACATCTACAAAAACAACAAAACACTATATTCAAAATAAATCAAGCCAATGAAATTATTAAAGTAATTTTAAGTTCTATGTCTACTGCTTCTAAATTGAAAGATATGCAAAAAGAATTAGAGGGTGTAGCAGCATCAATGTATGCAGTAGGAAATGTAGTTGCTGGAAATAAAGCAACAGCAGGAGCTTTGGCTTTAAAAGCACAAAGAGGTTTGGTCATAGCATCTGGTGCAGCTCAAGCAGGTTTAATTGCTGGACAAAAACCACCTGCATTTGCTCGTGGAGGTTCTTTTATAACTGGAGGACAACAAATGATTATGGTTGGAGATAACGCAGGTGGTAGAGAACGAGTAGACATTACACCTTTATCAAGTCCAGACTTTGGTGACGCAGGTGGTGGTGGCTCTATCAATGTAAACATTATGGGGAATGTTATTGGAACACAAGAATTTGTAAGAGATAGCTTACTACCAGAAATAGAAAACTCAATCAGAAGAAATCTTGCGTAATGCCTATCAATTCTACAACAGCTTATAATAATGCTCTTAGTAGCACTATAAAAGAAGAGTGGATATTTGAATTAAGAAACGACACTTATACTTCTGGTGGATCTACACAATATATTAGATTGGCAACTGCTGAAGTAGGTAGTGGTACTACTAAATATCATTCATTGATTACATCTTTGCCATCAATAAGAGAAACAATAGATTTAAAAAAATCTACTTC